ATTAAAACAACAAGAGATTGATTTAAGAGCTATGGACTTACAAAGAAAAGCTGAAGAAACTAAATTTAGAGCTGATCAAGAAAATATGAGAGCTGCACAGAGGTTAGAATACGAATATGATAAACTTGCACAACAAGATCAACAATCGGATGAGCGATTAGAAGTTGCAAGAGAGAAAATTAAAGGCAAATGAGAAAAGGTTTAAGTGGAGGAGTAAAATATGGCCCACCGCCTAAGAGAGGTCCAAACCCACAAGGAATTAAAATTCTTAATAAGGGTTCCAAAAACAAAAATATTTATAAAAAAAGAAAATCCAGTTAATAAATTATTTGATAGCTGGTCAGAACAACAAAAGCTCATATTTCTAGCAGGTGTGTTTGAAGGTGAAGGCACTATTACCATGATCCCACAAAAAAATACAAAAAAATCAAGTTTGTCATGTAGGGTTAAAATGACTGACCGAGATATTATTCAAAGATTTGCAGATTTTGCTAAACATGGAAATATTTATAGTGAACAAAAACGAGATATTAAGAATAAATTAAGTTTTTGTTGGAAAGTAACTGGACCAAGAGCTGTCAATTTTTTACATCAAATAGCACCTTATTTAGGGGTTAGAAGATACAATAGAGTAATTCAGTGCCTAGCACTATACAAACAAGAAAGAAATCTGTAAAATAAATCATTATGTTTCCATGGAGTATTATAGGCACAGCTTTAAAAACTGGAGCTGAAATTTATAAGAATAAAAAAAGATCAGAGATTATTATGTCTGAGGCTCAAATCGTTCATGCTGAAAAGATGAAACGCGGAGAGATTGAGTACAGCGGACAGATTGCTCAAAACCAAAAAGGTGACTGGAAGGACGAATTCATTTTATTAATTCTCTCATCACCTCTGTTTCTGCTTGCATATTCGGTTTTTGCAGAAGATGAAGAGATTGGTCAGAAACTTGATTTATATTTTGAAAAACTACAAACAATGCCTTGGTGGATAATTTCATTATGGGTTGCTGTAGTTGGTGCTGTATATGGTATCAAAGCTACAGAACTAAAACACATGGGTGGTAAAAAATAATGTGGAAATGGTTTAAAAAATTATTAGGGATAAAACCAAGAGTGTTACCAACAATTGATTCAGTAAGACCTTTAACTAAAGGTGATTTAAAAAAATTAAAAGCACAAGGTAAAATAAAAAATATTTATGAGAGACACTAAATTATTAGAAAAGTATTCTGAAGAACAATTAAAGATTGCTAAAGAAAAGCAATTATTTAAACATTTAAAAAAAGAAGTTGAGACTGGGGCTAACGGTACTCAAAAATATGTGATAAAAGAAGGTATAAACAAAAATAAAATTGCGAGCACAAAATGAAAAAAGGTAAAAACAAAAAATCAGGACCTTGTTGGGAAGGTTATCAAATGGTTGGTATGAAAATGAAGGGGAACAGAAAAGTTCCTAATTGTGTTCCTGTTAAAAAAGCAAAAGTAGGTCTTTCAGTAAATGTTGGTTCCGAATCTGCTTTAGGTAGAATTGAAAAAGCAGGTATGGTTAGAGGTGGTGGAGCTGCAGTAAAAGGTTTAAATTTTAAAGGAGTGTTTTAATGACTCAACTAACAAAAAAAGTAAAAAAAGCTTTTAAAAAAATAACTGAATACAACCCACCTAAAGGTTATGAAGAAAAATTAAGAAGACATAACATGTTAGTTGCAGCTAAGAAAAAAAAGGATGAGCAAGAACCACGTATGATGGGTAATCCTGGTGTTGTAAAAACTTATGAAGACGCTAGGGAGAACGCTATGCTTAATAGAAATGTTCCTACACTTAAACACGGTGGTATGTGTAGAGGCACAGGTATTGCTGTAAAAGGTAAAAAATTTCAAGGCGTTTTTTAATTTGCATCCAGATCTAAAATAATCTATATACTTGCTATGACTATTAGAGGTGATAGCACAGAATACGAATTACTAAAAAAGTGGTGTGAGACACTTCCTTTTTTCGAACAACCAAAATCAGTTACAACTTGTGAAATAGGTGTAAGAGAAGGTCTTGGTTCAAAAATTATAATGTTATCAATTAGAGCAAGAATTGGTAAAGTAGATTATAAACACATTGGTATTGATCCTTATGGTAATCTTAAATACCAACATTATGATAACTCTCCAGAATACACAGCTGACTATACAGATGAAATGAGATTAGAAATGCAAAAAGATTTCTCAGACCATCCAGAATTTTCTTTCTTTCATATGAAAGATACCGATTATATGAATTACTTTGCAACCCAACCGCTGGTTTATGACTTAGTTCACTTTGATGGGCCACATATGACTAAAGATGTTATTACTGAAGCAGTGTGGTTTGCTGATAGATCAAGAAAAGGATCAAGATTTATATTTGATGATTATAAAAAATATGGAATGGAAGATATTAGTAAAGCATTAAGTTATTATGGATTTAATGTCATGGAGTCGGGTCAAAACAAAATAATGTTACAGAAGTTATAATGCATATAGATACAATTTCACTAGTTCAAAGAAAAATTAAAAAGAATCTTCAACAACTCAAAGACCACGCTATATATGGTGTTGACACCATGGAGAAACTACAATATGTTAGAGGTCAAATCAGATCTTTAGAAGATCTGCAACAGGATCTTAAAGACCTGCTGACACAAACGGAGTATGAAGATGAACAAGTCCACGGAGACACCGAAACGGACTGAAGCGCTTCTAGAAGCCTACAAGGCTAGAGAAGAAGTCGAAACAGTCCTTGATCCAAAAGCGATCAGTAAATCAACATTAGATAAATTACCTACACCAACAGGTTATAGAATTTTGGTTCTGCCATATGCAGGTCCTAAAAAAACCAAAGGTGGAATTTATTTATCTGATACAACACAAGAAACAATACAGATGACAACCGTCTGTGGTCTTGTGCTAAAAATGGGAGATCTTTGTTATCATGACAAAGATAAATTTCCAAAAGGACCTTGGTGCAAACTAAATGATTGGATAATTTTTAGTAGGTATGCAGGTTCACGATTCAAAATAGAAGGTGGTGAAGTAAGAGTGTTAAATGATGATGAAGTCATTTCCACAATTTCTGATCCTTCGGATATTTTGCACCATTATTAAGGAGGATAAAATGGCTGACGACAACAATCAAGCATCTGTTGAATTAGATACAGATGGAGTAAACGAAGAAACAATTCATGTAGAAACCCCAACAGAAGAAGCATCTGCTTTTGAAAAAAAAGAAGATGTAGATTTAGGTTATACAGATGTAACTAATCCAAAAAGTGCGAAAGAACTTTTACAGGAAGTAAAAAAAACAGAAGAAAAAACAAAACCTAAGTTTGAACAAAGAGAAGAAGATACAGATTCTTCTGACTTAGAAGATTATTCTGAGAAAGTACAAAAAAGGATTAAGAAATTAACTTTTCAAATTAAAGAAGCTGAACGTAGAGAAAGAGCTGCAGTTGATTATGCAAAAGGCTTAAAAAGTAAATACGAAACAGCACAAAATCAATTTGAAGAAACAGATAATAACTATCTTAAAGAATATAATGCTAGGATTGACTCTGAAAGAGATAAAGCTAAAGCTGCTTTAAAAGCTGCTTTTGAATCTCAAGACTCAGATGCAATTTTAGAGGCTCAAGATAATTTAACAAGATTATCCGTTGAGAAAGAAAAAGTTTCTATGACTCTTGCTGATAAAGAGGCTAGAAAAAAACAAGTAGAATCACAACCTGTTGAAGAAACACCTACTGCACAACCACAAATTAGCCAAAAAGCTCAAACTTGGGCTGAGGATAATGAATGGTTTGGCTCTGATAGAGTTATGACTTCTGCTGCTATGGGAATACACGAAGACCTATTGCAGGAGGGAATTGACGCAGAGAGTGATGAATACTATAATCAAATCAACAAACGTATGAAGGAGTATTTCCCTCAGAAATTTGCCCAAGAGACGACAGAAGTTCGACAAGCTACAAAAGAACCCGTCCAGAATGTAGCATCAGTCAGTCGTAGATCTGGAGGACGCAAAACTGTGAAACTCACCAAATCACAAGTAGTTATCGCTAAGAAATTAGGGGTGCCACTAGAGGAATACGCAAAATACGTGAAGGAAGGAGCTTAATATGGAAGACTACAAAACTTCACGCGAGTCTAGTAAACGAGAAAAATTAACTCGTAAAAAAGATTGGACTCCACCATCCAGTTTGGATGCGCCAGCTGCACCGCATGGGTATGCACATAGATGGATACGTACTGCGACTAATGGTTTTGAAGACCCAGGTAATGTGTCTAAGAAACTTAGAGAAGGTTGGGAATTCGTTAAGGCCGAAACACTAATTAGTGAAATTGGTCAGAATGATTATCCAGTCATCTCAGAAGGAAAACATGCTGGTCTAATCGGAATTGGTGGCCTTGTGTTGGCAAGGATACCGGAGGAGATTCTGAGAAGTCGTGCTGAGTATTTTAGAAGAATAACTCAAGACAGAACAGACGCGATTGATCGAGAACTCATGAAGGAACAACACCCGGACATGCCTATCAATATTGATAGACAGTCTAGAGTTACCTTTGGTGGTAGTCGTAAAAAATAATTTTTTTGCATTACCTACCCGAGATAGCTTGGATAATATAAACATATAGTTAAAGGAGAAAACAACTATGGCAAATCAACTAGAAAAGTTTGGTCTAAGACCATACAGAAAACTAGACGGTACACCATTAGTAGGAGCTCAGAACAGATACACTATCAAAGCAGGTTATGGAACTGCGATATACCAAGGTGACTTGGTTATTCCTGTATCAACAGGAAATATCGAAAGACATACTGCTGGGAATGCTGCAGCTGTTGTGGGTGTTTTTAACGGAGTGTTTTACAACGATCCAACTACTCAAAAGCCAACTTATAAGAATTACTACCCTGGTGGTGTTACACCAACTCAAGGCGATATTACTGCCTTTGTTGTTGACGATCCAGATGCAGTATTCTTAATGGACGCTGATCAGAGTTTTACAAGAGCGGATCTTTTTAAAAACTACTCAGTTACTAATGCTACTGGTACTACAGCAACAGGAATATCACAAGTGCAATTAGATGTAAGTGCTTCAGGTACTGCAACTACATTCGCTGTGCAAGCAATTGACATTTCACAAGACCCTGATAATTCAGATGTGACTGTGTCAAACGCTAACATTCTTGTTAGAATCAACAATCACTTCTTTAGAAGTGGTACAGGTATAGCATAAGGAGGATAAACTATGGCAATATCACGATCACAACTAGTTAAAGAACTAGAGCCAGGTTTGAATGCCTTATTCGGCCTGGAGTATGGTAGATATGAGAATCAGCATGCTGAAATCTATTCTACTGAAACATCTGACAGAGCTTTCGAAGAAGAAGTAATGTTAAGCGGTTTCGCTTCTGCACCAGTTAAACAAGAAGGTGCTGGAGTAGTGTTCGATCAAGCAGGTGAAACTTTCACAGCTAGATACAACCACGAAACAATCGCATTAGCATTCTCTATCACTGAGGAAGCAATCGAAGATAACCTATACGATAGACTTGCGGGAAGATACACAAGAGCCCTAGCAAGATCTATGGCAAACACGAAGCAAGTTAAAGCTGCAAACGTTCTAAACAATGCGCAAGTTGCAAATGCTGTTGGTGGAGATGGTAAGTCGTTGATTAACAACGCTCACCCATTAGCAACTGGTGGAACTTTCTCAAACGTTCTAGCAACTGCTGCAGATCTTAACGAAACTTCACTCGAGCAGTCATTAATTGACATTGCTGGATTTGTCGATGAGAGAGGCTTGAAAATAGCTGCTCAAGGTAGAAAAATGATAATTCCAAAAGAATTACAATTTACTGCTGAGAGAATCATGAAGTCTCCAATGAGAGTTGGAACTGCCGACAATGACATCAACGCAATTAATAACATGGGTATGGTTCCTGAAGGTTACAGAGTTAATAACTTTTTAACTGACACTGATTCATACTTCTTGTTAACTGATATCCCTAACGGATTAAAAATGTTCGTTAGATCGCCTATCAAAACTGCGATGGAAGGTGACTTCGATACTGGCAACATGAGATTTAAAGCTAGAGAAAGATACAGCTTCGGTTGGTCAGACCCTAGATGTATATTTGGTAACGGAAACTTACCAACTAGCTAATAAATACAACTAGTATTACTTAAAAGGGGCGGTGTTCACATCGCCCCTTTTTTTATGTATAATCAAAACACCTAGAAAAATTAATTTGTTGTGTAGACTGGCTAGGCAGACGGTATAGAGACTACATGACTAAGGCTATACACAAAGGAGAATATTATGGCTTCAACAACTTTTTCTGGCCCAATAAAAGCTGGAACAATAAGAAACACAACTGGAACAACTGTTGGTACTAATGTTACTAACGTAGGTTCTGTAGTAATGTCACAAACTGACACAATTGCATTTGGAGACACAACTGATAAATCTTTGTCAATTGTTATTCCTGCAAACTCTCAAATCGTAGACATTAAAGTTCTTGTAACAGAACCTTTTGATGCAGGTACTACAAATACATTAGACATTGGTATTGTAGGAAACTCTGATCTTTATGTAGACAATGCTGCGGTAGGAACTGCGGGTGATGCTGCATTAGGTGATACTGCTTTAGTAAACAACTGGACAGACACTGGAACATCAGATGTAAAACTTGCTGCGAAGTATCTTCAATCAGGTACTGCTGCGACGCAAGGTGCTGCTAGAATCGTTGTATCATATGTACAAGACAATAATTTAAGTTAATAAT